AATCATATGTGAATTTAGGAGTTGATGTTAATGTAGTGAATGACTTAATGGAACGCAATGGCGGTCATGGAGAGTGGTTATCATTTAACGAAGCCAAAGAATATGGTTTTGTTGGTAATGAATGGGTTACTAATAAAATAAACAACTACAAATCAGAAGATTTTACAAATAAAGGCTTATTAGCACCTAAAAATATTATTAATCAAAATTCAAATATTATGCAAGAAACAGAAAAAAAAGGCTTCTTAGATGTAATTGAAAATTGGTGGGAGGGAAAGCAAAAAAAACAAGATGCTGAAACTACTATCCAAAATTTAAAAACTGAAAATGAGCAGTTAAAAAATGACTTAGCAACTTTCAAAAATAAAGTTGATGAGTTGGAAGCAGCGAAAGTTGTTGAAGAAGTAGCAGAAGTAACAGAAACTACCGAAGTAGAAGAAGTTGTTGAAGTTACCGAAGTAAGCATTGAAGAAAGAATTGAGGCAAAAGTTACGGAAGTAATTAAAAACGCTTTAAATCCAGACAATGTAAAAAAAGAAACAACGCCAAGTAATGATGCTAACGCACCTTATTGGAAAAGAAGATTAGAACATTTCCAAAACATTAAAAATAAATAAAAATGGCAGCACCCACAATTACAACAAACACTTACGCAGGAGAAGCCTTAGAGGGCGTAATTGCACAATCAGTTCTTAGAGGACGTACGATTGAAAACGGCTTAGTAACCGTACACGACAACATTGATAAAAGAATGGTTATTCCAACATTTGCAAGTGCAATCACAATCGCTGATAGTGTTGCATCTTTTACAGATGCAGGCTCAATTACTTTAGATGAAAAGTATTTAGACCCTAAAGCATTAATGGTTAATCAAGAAATGGATTACAATACATTAAACTCTACATGGTTTGCTTCACAACAACCAAGAGGACGTGCTGGCGACTTTCAACCTGCTGCAACAATTGAAGAATCTTTAATTGAACACTATGCAAAAAGATTGAGTGGCTTTATTGATTATTCAATTTGGAATGGTTCAGCAACAGGCTCAGCAGTTAGCGGAATTACGGTTGGCGCATCTGCCGCAGTTACAGGTTTAATTCCTTTATTAGAAGCAGGCTCTGATACAAACAAATTAGCATCTACAAAAGTTGCTTTAGTGTCTGTTACAAAAGCAGCAGCAGCAGTTTGTGAAGTTGCATCTACTGCAAACTTAAAAACAGGCGACACGGTTACTTTAACTTCAATGGCAGGTTCAAGTGGTACTGATTGGAGTGGACAAAGTGGAAAGTCTTATGTAATTACTGTTATTAATTTAACTACTTTCAGTATTCCATTAGCAACAACTTCTTTTACGGGTACTTTTTCAAGTGGTAATATTAACTATGTAAATCAATCAAACGCATTAGAAGTATTAACTACTATCTACAATTCATTACCTGTTGCGGTTCAAGACGACCCAGATTTCTATATATATGGTAACAAATCATTAGAGCGTGCTTATAGTTTAGCACAAGCAGCTGCTGCAAATGGTGCAGGTTCTTACTATATTGGAACGAAAGAATTAGATTTCTTAGGGCAAAAACTTGCAATTATCCCTTACATTAAAGCAAATACAATTGTTGCTGCAAATATTGGTAACTTGCATTTTGGTACTGCTTTAAATGCAGAATGGAACAATGTTAATATTGTTGATATGCGTTTAACTACTAACGATTACAAAGTTCGTTATAGATTAGACTTTGCTTTTGATGTGAATTACACAAACGGAGCAGACATTGTATTGTTTAGATAAAAAAAATTAATTAACGGGGGTTTAAAAACCCCCTTTTAAAATATAAATAAAATGGCAGCATCATTAGCATTAGCAAAAGGCGCAAATTTAAATTGCGCACAAACGGCAGGAGTCAAAGAATTATACGTTATTCCCGTTGAAGACGTGGCAACAATAGTGGCAAGCCCAACAAGCCACGCAATTACAAATATAGTGTTTGAAACCGCAGGCGATGGCTTTGGTAAAATTGAGTTCAAGCGTGGGGAGTGTGAAATTACACAAGCGTTTGAAAATCAAAACGAAGTAGTAGTAAACTTTGCAGTTCCAAATCCAAGTGCAGACCAACTTTTTCAAATTGAAAAAATTAGAAAAAAATGTGAAATGTATTTAGTTGCAAGAACATACGACGATAAATTTTTATTCGTTGGATATGACGCAATAGGAGCACAAGAATCATTTGCACGTTATCAAACAGGAGAAGCGGGAACAGGTAGAGCAAAAACAGACGCTAACCTTACATCAATTTCTTTAATGGCAGAGCAAAGCGAATTTTGTAGAATTATTACTGAATTAAGTGGTGTAACAGCTACAACAGCAGTAGCAATTGCAGCAGAATTAGTAGCAGCAACAAACGATTAGTATTATGTGGAAGTATAAAGAGCAATACAAAGACCAAATCGTTAATGTTAATGGTTATGGTACTATCGACACAAGAAAAGTTGATGCAGATTTAGTAGGTAAACTAAGCTTAACTTATCCTAAATTAGTTAAGTTGTTAGAAAAAGTTGAAGTTAAAAAAGTAGTTGAGGTTCAAACCGATGCAAAAGAAAACAAAAAATAGCGTAGGAAATTTTATTGAAGTAAAAAACGATGTGCTACAATTGCCATCCTTTACTGAAGTAAAACGCACTACAAGCAAAAAAGGGGTTAAGGTTGTTATGAGAGGTCATGACAACCTTTTTCCGCTTAGATTAGCTAAATTAGCCAAAGAAAGCAGCACTTTAAAAAGTGTTGTAAATAGTTTTGCAGGTTATGTTAGTTATGGAGAAATAGAAACCAAAAACACTAACTTGCAAAATAAATTAACGAAAGAATTTAATACTGAGTATGATTGGTATGAATTTTCAAAAAGAATAGCAAAAGATAGAAAAACATTTGGATATGGCTTTATTCGTGAAATGAAGTTAGCAAATGTAGTTCAATGTTTTCATGTAGATGCAAGTCAAGTGGCTTATGTTGAATATAAAGATAAACCTGAATTTACAGCAATTTGTAAAGATTGGAACGATACAAAAGAAAATGTAGAAGTAGTTAGCTTATACCCTAATTATTCAACCGTTAATGTGATTATTGACGGGAAAGAAGTGCCAGCGCAACAAAGAATTATTCCTATTATGGAGTATGAAAGTGGAATGAAATATTTCCCATTACCTATATGGAGCGGTGCGTTTTACGATGCACAAGTGGAAAGTTTAATAGGGCAATATAACGCTAATCAATTTGAAAATGGTGTTACATTGTCTTCTATATTGTTGTTTGACTTTGGGGATATTAACGACGTTGAAAAATTAGAAGAACAAAGAAGAAAGTTAGAAAATAAAATCAAAGGCACTTCAAATGGTAGAAGTGGCAAGGCATTAATAGTTCCTAAGAGTGGAGAAATAACGCCACCCGAATACACGATATACCCAATTGACAAAGAGGGTTCTTATTTAGAACTTCAAAAGTTAGTAGAAAACAACATTGTAAAGGCTTGCAATTGGTTTAGAAGTTTAACTGGCTTAGAAAGTGCAGGTACTTTAGGGAATAATCAACAACTTAGAAACGAATGGGAACTTGCCGAAAGAATGATACGAAACGAACAATATTTGATTTATGGGGCGTGGTTAAAAGCATACCCAGAATTTAAAGGTGTTGATGTAACTTTTAACAATGTAAGTCCTTTAAACGCTATTAATGAAGTAAGCACTATTGCAGACTTACTTAAGAACAAAGTCGCAATAGGATTAGCAGCAACGGAAGCAATTTTGGTATTAATGGGTATTAGTAAAGACCAAGCAAAAATAATGGTTTATGATAGCGACAAAAACGGAAATTAAGGCACTTGCTTTTAATGCTAATTTTGATATAAATGGCGTTAAAGATAATGTTATTCAAATAGTAGAATGGGAGCAAGTAATGTCTTTCTTAGGGGCTGAATTATACGATGATTTAGTAAGCACTCCTGCAAGCTATACAACACTATTAACGTTTATTAAGCCTTTAATTGCTCACGCAGTAAAAGCGCAAATAATCATGGGTGTACACGTTAAAACAGGAAACAAAGGCGCACAAACTGCAAACGGAAGCAATGAAACTATCGCAGACCCAAATCAAGTAAAACGTGAAGCAATGCAATTGGTTGAAAGCTACAAAAAACAAGCCATTAAATGGTTAAATGACAATAAGCCTGCCTTATGGAAAGGCGAAGTAGAATACCCAAACATAATTAACAAGATAATCATAATGTAATGAATTTACTTGATATTAGGGATAGGATAAGAGATAAAGCTATTGATGCAGGGCTTACTTACACAGAGATTGAAACTTTAGCCGATACAAACGAATTAGTTAATCAAACTATGCCTTGCTTAGCGTGGCAATATACGGGCGAACGTGGCACGATTGCAGAGCCTAACAACGAACTATCTTTACAGGTTTACTTAATGACCAACTACTACGATGAAATCAAAGTAGAAAGCGAAGCATACCAAAGAGATTGGATAATTACACAACAGAACGAGCTAAGAAATTACTTTATAGATTGGATTAAGGAACTAAACTTTGAAAGTGGCGTTACTTATTTAGAAGTAATTAGTTATGAAGAAATACCATTTGCTGAAAAACTAACCATTAACGGATTACTTTCTATTGAATTTAGAGTAAATATTCAAATTGATAGGGGATTTTGCCTAGATACCGAAAGTGTAGAATACCTTAACCAAGTAAAGGTATATTTTAATAATATACTTCGTTATACGCAAGCTGCAAACGTAGATTTGCTATTGACTTTGAAAGACCAAGATGGTAACAATATAAACGCAACTTTTACAGGTAATAATATTGTTGTAAATGTTGGTGGTGGAGAATGCGAAGATGCAAATTACACATTAAAAAATACACTTAATGAAACAATAATTGACGGTTCAATTGGTAGCGGTTTAAGTGAAGAAATTACAGCACCCGATGCAAATTATATAGTTAAGTTTAACGATGATGAGCCAATTGAATATGGAGTTATTGCAAGTAATGAAACTAAAACTATTATAGTAACAAAACCTACTTGCTTAGATGCTAACTACAATTTAAAAGACACTTTAGGCAACACCTTATCAAGTGGAACTATTGCAAGCGGCGCAACTTCTAACATAGTAGCACCCAATGCCGATTACATACTAAAAGATACAAGCGGAACGACCTTATTAAGTGGCTCAATAGAAAGTGATGGTAGTGAGGATATAGTTGCACCTGACGCTTCGTATTTAGTTGAATATGCAAATGGAACGGATATTCAAAGCGGTAACATTAAAAGCGGTTCAAGTTTAACTATAACATTTCCTAACCCGCCAACAATGCAAGGTGCAATGCCTTTAAAAACTGGGCAAACTACAAGCTACCAAACGGGGGATGACGCATTTTTACAAGAGGGAAGATTAACCAACTTTACAACTTTAGATTTTAACAATGTTTTCGGAAATACAACAAGATTTACGGATGAATTAGGCGGTCAAACATACACTAATAAAATAGTTATAGACCATGCTACTAAAGTGTGCGATAGTAACGAACACTTAGCTTTCTATATTGGTGATGCTACGACAACAAGAACTAATTCACAAGCGGTTACTTGGGGTTTAGGTGTTAGCGTAGGTATTTATACAAGTGGTTGGTTTTTATCTAATATTAATCAACTATTATTCATTTGTAATTTTGGTGTAGCGACCGGTTGGATGAACTATGCACCTTTTTTCCAAAACTTAGGGCTATGGAGTAGTTCAAGGTATTCAACAGGCGCCATTATTTTAATACCGCAAACGCAGAACGTAACAACACAACCAATAGGAAATTCTTATAGAACCTTCGCTTGTAGAATTATGACTTGGAACGGAACTTCATTTATTTAAAAACAAAAATATGTCAATTTATATATTCCCCGAAAAGTTTGGAAAATTAGAAATAACACCAAGCAGCATTGAAGTAGATTTTAAAACTTTAGTTCAATACCCAAATAGTTCAACGTTTGATGTTGATGTTTTATTGATTACTCAAGGCACATATTATGTACATCAATTTAAGGGCTTGCCATACGTTGGACAATTAACCAATAGTGAAGTAGAGAAAGTGGCTTTAAATGGATTAAATGAATTTATAAAAAGGTAGTAATGTTTGAAGGACTTACTATAAATTTTATATTACAAGCCTTATTTTGCATGGGGCTTGGGGTTGTTTTTATTAAGTTGATAAAGTATAGAGGTAAAGATAAAGGAGTTATTAGAGGTCCTAAAAAGTTTGATATTAAGTATTGGTGGAAAGACAATTGGTACGATATAGGCTTGCATTTTTTAACGGCTTTTATTTCAATATCTTTTACAAACGATTTCTTCTTAACTATTGAAAGTCTTTTACCTTTTACTGCAGAAGTAAGCATTTATTTTAAATATTTCATTTTAGGTGTAACTTCGCAAGGTTTATTATTTGAGGGATTAAAAAAGATATTTAGATGACACCATTAACTGCAATTATAAGCGGGATTTTTATTGTATTAGCTGCAATAATCAACAATTATAGGAACGAAATAAAGGAACTATTTAAAACTGATAACGTTAAATGGGCGGTTGATACAAACCCTAAGATTAGCGAAATATTAGAAAGAATGGCAACTATCAAAAATATTAAGAAAGCCGTTTTAGTAAAAGTTCATAATTCTGGGATGAGAATAATGGCTGGCGATAGTATTTATGGCACTATAATTTATCCAACTTCGTGGCGCTCAAGTTTCAACAACCAAGTTTTAGATATTGAGTACCAAGAAAAAGTAATACAGCCTTTGCTACAAGAAAAAAAGGTAATTATAAAAACAGAAGATTTAGAAAAACACTTAAAAGCTATTTTTGAACTTCAAGGTATAAAAACAAGTGTATGTTATTTAGTTAAGCAAATGCCCGAAAAATTCTTTTTTGTTGCCTTTGATTTTGAAGTAGAACAAGAAGAAATAGACGCATATGCCAAAGACGAAATACGTAAAGCAATTAACGAAATAAGAATTTTAATGAAATAATATGTTAGAACTAGTAGAGTATGGTAACGATAAAACGAATTGAATACACCGATAAGCAAACATTGGGCTTAATGTATTTTAACGGCAAAGAAGTGGCTAAAACTCTTGAATTAGCTGATAAAAACAACGCAACTAAAATAAGCTGCATACCAAAAGGAACTTATAATGTAGTTGGTAGGTATTCACAAAAGTACGAAAATCACTTTCACATAACAAATGTACCAAATAGAAGCTTTATTCTTATTCATAACGGAAACTACCATACACAAATACTTGGTTGCATCTTAGTTGGTAAGGCACACATTGACATAAACAAAGATGGATATAAAGATGTAACGGCTTCAAAAGATAAAATGAAAGAACTTTTAGCACTTTTACCACAACAATTTACATTAAATATTGAATAATTAAAAAAGTTAGTTATCTTTGTTTCGGTGAGGGTTTAGCAAAGTCAAAGAGATTGCATCTTTCAATTAAAGCATATCAGTTAAGATATGCTTTTTTATTTAAAATATTTTACCGAAAAATACCTAAAATATAAAATTTAGTTTATCTTTGCATGGATAACGTTTTGCAGCTATATTTAGTTGCGGACTTTAAGAACTAAAACTTTAAATTAAGATAAAATGAAATTAAAAAACGAAAATTTGAATGAACCGCAGAACCCGAAATTGAATATAGGTGCTGTTAGCAGAAGTGCTTTCTTGATGCCTGTTAGGTGGTTTGAAAAAATGTTTTGTAAACACAAAAATAAAACGGAAATATTTAGATGCTACCAAGACAGATATGTTAGTGAAGTATGTAATGATTGCGGAAAAGTTATTTACAGCGACTTGTAGCATTTCTGCTAACGGTTTGCAGATAAGCGAAGGCACAAATAGCGTTGGCATTGTGCGGTGGGGTTTGGGCTTTTGCTTATGTGCTGTTATCGGCTGCCCTTTCAACGAATTATTAACTTAAAAACAAATACAAAATGTACAGAAAATTAAAAAGAGTGTGGTCGCATAATAACGCTAACTACATACCAAAATTCAGAGAGGTCTTCCCTGAATTAAACAAAGTTTCAAGTGAGGAAATGTGCGATAGGTGGATTGAATTAGGTGTAGATTTTTACACAGATGAAAAAACGCCTGTAAAAACATGGGTAAGATTTACGTTGCCATTTGCAATAGTGCTAATGCTATTAATGTTTATCGGATTACCTTTTGCGTTTTTGATAACTGGTAAATGGTCATATCCATTAGGAGAAAAGAACAGGATTTTAAATTGGTTCAGGTCGTTACGATTGCTGTCTTAGGGTTGCCGATAACGTTGAGCATATACGAAGGCAGGGCTTTGAAACTCAAATGCTCATTTACTTCCGAAAGTTCAATAGAAATACAAAAGCTGAAAGTTTGCACTTCTGCCCTGCTTTTGTGTATGCATTGTTGGCAGTAGTGCTTTTTGTCAAGTAACAATTTTAGGTTATGAATAAATATAGAGATTGGGAAATATTGGACGAATTGCCACAAGGTTGGTCAATTGATAAAACGGCTGGTTCACCTGCTCCAAATACTGTTTTTATTACAAATGGCAAAAGCGTTTTGAGTGGTTTACAAAAAAGAGCGTTACTAAAAGTAGAAGCAAAACGAGATATAAATACACCGAAAAACGAGATGGTTAAAAACCATTTTGTTGAAGCTAACAAAATGGTAGAAAAAACGGAAATTCCGATTTTCCCTGCAAAGACTGTAAACGATTTGGCACGGCTAAAATTCAAAGAACAACTTTTAAAAGAAATTATGTTTGATTTAATGGTTTGTGAAATTGAAAAATGGGATAAAAAAGAATACATAAATGAACTGAAAAAAATTCTTAATGGAATTGATACATCAAACAAAAAGAAAGGCAATGATAAAAGTCTGCCCGACTTATTTAGCTCGGTCGGTCTTTAGCATTACTGCCAACGTTCTGCGGCTTTGTGATGTTGCCGAAAAAACACACACTAAACTTTTAATTTAAGACCAATTATGCAAGTACAAGACCAACTTGAAATTAAGCCTGAAAACGGCAATAGCACAAAACCGCTGTTACCGCTAGTTGTGGGTGGTTTAACGATAACGTGTGAAGATAATATGGAGTTAATGGCTCGTTACCCTGATAACTATTTTGATTTAGCGATTGTTGACCCGCCTTATGGTGCGAATGATGCTTTTGAGAGCAAAATGACAGATAGTAAGAAACAAGCAAGTAAAAGGACAAAATATAAGGAATTTGAAAACGTGGTTCCTTCACAAGAATATTTTAATGAATTAAAAAGAGTTTCTAAAAATCAAATTATATGGGGTGGAAATTATTTTGGGTTATCTGGAGGCGTTATAGTTTGGGATAAAAAAGGAACCGCTTTTGGAGATGGAGAAATAGCGATTTGCTCAACACATAAATCAGTAAGAATTTTTGAATTTACTTGGAACGGAATGTTGCAAGGAGATATGAAAAACAAAGAAATCAGAATACACCCAACGCAAAAACCAGTACAATTATATAAGTGGATTTTAAAAAACTATGCAGGAGAAGGTTTTAAAATTATCGATACTCATTTAGGTTCAGGAAGTCACGCAATAGCGGTTGAGGAAATGAATAGATTTGAAAAAATGAATTTAACATTAACCGCTTGTGAAATTAAAGATGAATATTTTAAAGATGCAACTAACCGAATTATTAACCACGTTGCGCAACAATCGCTCTTTTGAAAACGAATGTAGCAATTAGCGGTAACGGTTTGCAGCTAAACGATGTAGCGTGCAAATAATCCTAAAGTATCGGTTTAAGACTTAACAAACCAAAGAAAAAACAAAGTATAAATTAATCCCGAACCAAGCTATATTGTTTAACTGCTGTTAGCATTAGTGCGGTTCTTAAAACTAAACATTATGTACGCAATTGATGACAGATTTTTTACAGAAGCACAAGATATAGCAGAATATCTTGAATATGAATTTTTAGTAGAGCAAGCCGATGATTTTACGGTTGAAGCCTACGAATGTGATTTAGAAACAATAGGTTTTTTGAGTGGCGAAATAATTGCAGAAAGAGCATTTGATGAAGATAGATTTTCTGAAGAAATGTACGACGACCAAGAAAAAATATCTAAAATTCTCGATGCAAATATTGACTTTGAAAAGATTAATTCTTTGCTTCCAAAATTATGGTATCCAAGTGATAGAAAAGTGATTTTTACAAAAGCTGAATTAATAGCAGAAATTATTGATTACCAATAAACGTAGCATTGATGCTAACGGTTTGCGTGTATTGTTAGGTAGATTTTCAAACGAAATAGATGCAAGTAATGCTTATCAATCAAAATTAAAAGAAATAATAAATTAAACAACCGAGAAACCCGCCATTTTTTATAAACGCTGTTAGTGGCTGGTGCGGTAAATTAAACGAAAATGACAGTTAAAGAATTAAAAGAAAAATTAGCAACAATGCCTGATAATATGGATGTGTTTGTTGCAGAACGCAAAACAGAATTTGCATACGGGCTTGTAAATAGTGCATATGTTAAAGAAATCAACTTTGTCGAAGAACCTGATGACGAAGTTTTGTCTCGTGATAAAGTTGTAGTTTTAGATGAGGAGTAGCACTTGCCACTAACGTATTGCGGTTTGGCGGCATTAAATAGTAAGGTATTCAATAGCTTTCTTTAAGTATTCTACATCATGCTGTAACTTACCTATTGCCGTATTGCATTTCATACACAATAATCCCCTTACTTTATTTGTTGTATGGCAATGGTCAACAGCAAAACTCAACACGTCTTTTCTACCGCTATTTTTAGCACCACAAATAGCACAAGAGTAATTTTGCTTAATAAGCATATCATTGTATTGCTCTATTGAGATTGAATACAATCTACGCAGTTTTGAAGCCTTGTCTATTTTGCTATATAAATTTGGCTTTTTAGCTTTTGCTGCTTTTACCATTTCATTACAACAGTCTTTACAATCTTTTTGCCCCTTGTAAAACCTATCGCCTTTTTCTTTTTTACATCTTCTGCAAATCATATCGTTTATTTTATGCAAAGATACTAATTTGTTTTTAAATAACCGTATTTATTACCTCCAATTATTAGTTAAAACGACCGCCAAGCCGCAAAACGTTATCGCCAATACTACATTTCGTTTTCAAAAGAAAATTCTCCTGCTCGTTGTTGAGTATGTTTGGCTATTCTTTCGTTTATAATATCAAAGTACTTTTCTTCCTTTTCAATCAAAATACAGTTTCTATTTGTGTTTACACAAGCAATTCCTGTAGTTCCACTTCCTGCTGTAAAATCTAATACAACATCATTTTCATTTGTATAAGTTTTAATTAAATGCTCCATTATTTCAGTCGGCTTTAATGTTGGGTGTAAACCTCTTTGAGTAGCTGTTTTAAAATAATGTCTTTCTGGTTTGCTTCCGTTTTGGTTATTAAATATTAAATTACTTCCTACTCCTAACCATATAAAAAATTCAAATGGTTGTATTGCCATTCTTTGCATATTAAAAACACTTGGATTTGATTTCTCCCAAACGCCTATTCTAGGTTCTCTTTTTTGGTTTTTAGGAACATTTTCTTCATAAACAGTTCTTATTTGTTCTAATTGTTGCCAAGCACTAAAAACGATAATACTTCTTTTATCTTTAATAATTCGCAACGCTTCTTTTATTGAAAGTTCTACATCAAAAGAAATATCCCATTCTCCAAAATCCATACAAGAATATTCTGTTTCGCCTGATTTTTTTGTAAAATCCTTTATACTTTTAAAATTAGTTTTTCTTGATATTTCGTAAGGTATATCAACTAAAATCATATCTATACTTTTATCAGGAATGCTTTTCATTATTTCAAGGCAATCCCCATTAAAAACCCGTACTGGCGATAACACGTGTTTGGAGCAATGCGGGGTTTGGTCTTTAATTTGAATATCAGGCATATCTTTAAGTTTAGTTATTAATCGAAAATTGGTGCATTTTTACCCCGCACTGCACCAAGCACGGTAACGTTAGTGGCAATGCTACCCGAACACACGAGCAACTGCCAAATCATAATATTTTACATCTTTTTCAATTCCAATAAAAGAACGGTTCAACTCTTTTGCCCCTAAACAAGTTGTGCCGACCCCCATTGTATTATCAAGCACATAATCATTTTCATCTGAATATGTCGCAATAAAATACTTCATCATTTCCAACGGTTTTTGTGTTGGATGTATCAAATCCTGCCTTCTTCCTGTTGAAAATTTTTGAACACTTGATGGGTTTTTAAATTCCATATCAAAAAACTTCGCACCATTTTTTAGTGTCAAATGTTCACTTTGTTGGTTTTCATAGTTTACTGCGTATTTATATCTTTTACCTCCACCATCACGTTTTTCCATTTGCTTATTGTATTTCGGTTGCTTCTTATAAAATATCAATACGTTTTCGTGATATTTCATTGGCATTTTATTAGCAAGTGCAAAGTTATTTGGCTTATCCTTAACCCATATCATTTCATATCTAAATAAGGCAGGATTTGAATTTATTAAAACCGTTGTAAATGGTTGTGAAGCGGTTAGTATTATTGCTCCATTATCTGCAATTATCCTTTCGTATTCCTTCCACAACTTGTTTATGTCTAATACACTATCCCATTTTAGTTTTGTAGTTCCATAAGGCAAATCAGCCAAAATAAGTTGAACCGATTTGTCAGGGATAAGTGGTAAAATATCCATACAGTCAGCATTAAACAAAGCACTGCCACTAACATCGGCTATATGCAATAGCGGGTTCAGTGCGTTATTCAACATTTGTTCTACTATCATCATTCGTTCTATATTTAAAGTTTTGTGTTTCAAATCCGCTACTGCACATAGCCGTAGCCGTTATCTACATATTTATACTTAATCAAATCAAATAAGGTTTCAAAATGGCGCAGTTTTATCTTCAAAGTCTATTTTTGGCGGCTGTGGCTCGTTAGGGTCGTAAATCCAAGGGGTTTTGTTTAAAAATGGTACACCCCCCGAATATTCATTAAATCGCCCTGAATCTAAGTCGTATTTAAACTCCACAAACCCCCCCTTACCCCAATGTGAGTTTTTAACCTTCTGGATATAAACGGTGGTTATTTCTGTATCAAAGTCCCTGTAAATTGAAAGTCCTGCGTCAGATTTGTTATAGAAATTAGCGCTACCCGATATGTCGTATAACCTTGGAACTAAATATTTGTCATTCTTATCCTTTAGCATTTTAGTTGGATGAGCCACCAAAAAGCATAGAACGTTGGTCATCTCACAGAAATTAGCTAATTTGTCAAGAGCGTCCCCTATGTATTGTCCCTCATCTTTGCCCTCTCTTTTGTGCTCCAGTTTATTCCAAGCATCAATCACAAAGAAATCTATCCCTTTCCTTTCCTTTAATATTTTTATGTGCTTCAGGATGGAGTCAAGGGTGAAGTTGTTTTCAGGCTTAATAAAGAAAAATTTATCATTCAAATAAGCCTTTACTAATTCAACCTCTTTTCTCGATATTCGATTCGGGCCGTCCCAAGCCTTTCCTATTAGCTTTCTTGCCATCTTTGTAATGTGAAGGCTTGTCGGTTTATTTTCGGGGCTATAAAAAGCACCCTTCCAGTCTGATGTAACAGATAGCTGCAAGGTGATTTGGTCTAATAGGTCGGAATTGTGTGTTGGTATAAATGAGCGGGAGCAAAGGAATAGCCCGTTTGGGGAATCCACCTGAATACACCTAACTGGCACGCTATCAATCTGATTACAAGAAACTATATATCTTGACTCATATCGTAATTTTTTAGGAAGGCGTATGCGTTTTCTTTTTAATCTAAATACATTTTTTGTAGTAACAAACGCTACTCTATATTTTTTAGATATTACTCTTCCGTATAGCGTGGCGTTCCCTTCATTCATGGTGGCTCTAATGCCAAGCGAACGGGCAAGCTCAAGTACTTGAGTTCCAAGTTCTTTTTTTATGGTGGTAAACTCACAAACTCCATTTTTGTCGCAGTAGCCGTCCGTGTCCATAAGCCCCCTTAGCAATTCAAGCCTCTGCTTCTCGGAGCCAAACATATATGTTGTTGGTATGTGTTTATTTTTAATTAAATTGTATTTTCTTAATTTTGAGGCCAAACCACTTATGTTGTATTGATACTTCGGCTTACTCTTGGTTAACGAATATCCAAAAGATTCAATAATATCTATCATTTCTTTATCCGCCGTTGTGAACCCGGCGCTTGCGCTTGTTCCGTCTCCGAGCCATGCTCCCAAAACGTATGGGTGAATATGAAACGTTTTTTCTTCGTTAAAAACAGGCTTACTTAAAGGTACGCAATGGTTAAATCTTTTGCCTTTTTCTGCTGTAAGCGTTTCTGATATTTCTTTTGTTGTTTTTACAGATGGATATGTTCTTTTGTGTCTTTGGTCTGTTCCTTTTAATTTAAGCGGTCTGTCCTTAACCCTGTCTTTAGTTTTTGCATTTCTGGCGCTGCACCTGTCTTTAAAAGAACTGGTGAACCAAAGGTGGCTTTCGTCTGCTATAACTTTAGTCCCGTCAGAGAAAACAACTTCATAACACGGCCTACCGTACATAATTTCAGTTGCGTCCATTATGTAGGTAATTTTACCGTTTTCATCATAAACCCTATCAAAAACATTAAGGTCTCCCATTTTCTTCCACCCATCAGGGGTGGGAATATCTGTGTCAATAGCTAAGGCTTTCCCGTGGCTTGGGATTCCAGTAATAGTGTAGATATACCCTTTATGATATGTGATTTTTTCGTTAAACGCAGTCATCATGGTTTTAGCCCCTTTAGGCAGTCCATTTTGATAGATGTCGTTTATGGCATCTGAATAGTCAGATATGGTGTAAGTGCCTTCTATTGGAAAAGGAGATGCGTTTTGGAGGGCTTCTATGATACCGCCCACCCCAAATTTCTGTAAACATTCATTAGCATCCTTAGAATCCCTAAATTTCACTTTTAAGCACCTTTCTTTGCCAAGTCTATCTGCAAGATGTTCCTGAAGATTGCGTCCAACTGGGTCGTCGTCTGTGGCTAAATAGATGGTAGTTTTGTTGGTGAAGTAGTCTATACAGTTGTCAAGGTAGTCTAAGTTGATTTTTCCTTGTGTACCGCCCGATGGGACAGAAATCACTTCAATAGCGCCAGCCTGAACCACCGACATACAATCTATCTCCCCCTCGACTATACAGCAGGAGTCGGAGTCTTTAATGGAGTCAAGGTTAAAGAATATGGGTTCAGCATCTTTGAACTGCTTAAATTCCTTTTTTGGCCCCCTGTATTTGATGTTTACCAACTCTCCGTTGCGGAAATAGGGGAATTGGATGGTGTTAATTTCTTTGTACCCTCCGTCTTTGACTGGCATGGCCTCTATGCCTTCGCCTATTTTGAATTTGATTAGGGTTTCCTGAAGGATTCCCCTCTTTAAAAACCACTGAACGGCTTTATCGGATAGGTTGGTTTTGTTCACCCATTCGGGCGGTTTTTTGTATTCTTTTAGTTCTTTTTTAGGAACGAATGATGCTCCGCAGTGGTTACATCGGCCAGTTTGTTTATCGTGATTAAAGGAGAAGCATTTGTCTGTTTTCTTCTTTCTGTTTTCAGAACATTCGGGGCAGGTGGATTGCTCTTCACCCGCAAATTTGCGAAGTTCTACATTATAATCTTTCTTAGTTGTTGGGCTGTATAGAACCATAGATTATCGCACCATTCCTTTTTGTTTCTCCGCTTGTATCTTATTCTCGTCTTTGAACCATATCCTTCTGGCCTTGGCTTTCCAATCCTTGACTAAAGTTCCTTTACCGTCTTTCCAAGGAGCTTCTGGCTTATCGGGGTCACTGTACCATTTGTAAAACTCCTTAGCCGCCGATTCAGAATAGCCCTTCTCCTTAAAATAGCTAATAACTTCCTCAATAGAAGGCGGTTTAAAGCTGTTTTTAGGCTTTTTGGCGGCACTTTGTGGGCTAAGTGATAGAACTATACCCCCAGATTCGTTAATGCGGTAGGAATAGGATTTACCGCCCATGTCAAATATCTCTCCTTCGGCTATCTTTTTCATTACAAATTTGTAATAGTTTAAATAAATGTGATTTCCTTACAATTTTGTAAGGATTATTCTGCCTTCACTTCAGGCTCAGCCACCGTTTCGGCGGTTTCTTCAGGTTTAGGGATGGATTCCTTAAACTTAGTCCAGTTCTCAAATTCAGTGAACAGGAATTGGAACACATTGCTAATCTCTTTAGATGACTTACTTGCACTTTTCATCGCCCTATCAAGGGCATATTTGTTCTTGTCTCCTTCTGCTTTTTGGCGGCTGTTAGTGAAGTGTTCCACAATAGTTTGAGCCACAGAAGAAGCTATTGCAACAGCTCCCAAGTCATTCTCAATATTTTGGTCGTAGTTTAGGGATATTTGCCCTTCATCACTTTTTGTAATAGTGAAGTTAATCGTTCCTTTAATCTCAGTCATGGTTATATTTTTGGTAAAATTAGTGAATTATTGATTAAGTTCTTTTTCTATTCTTTCTTGAAACCAATCAAAACAGTTTATTGGAGACGGGTTGCTTAACTCAACCCTTTGAACAAGGAGTATAAATTCTCTGTATTCTTTAAGTATTATTCTCCAATCAATCTTAGTTTTAATCGGCTTTAGATTAACATTACCGTTTTTAATTATCTCTGCTTTTTTCATTTTTATTCGTTTATTGGCTCCACTTCAGTCCAAGCGGCTATATATACTCTTTCTCCTTTTGTGTTTATGCCGCCACAATATTTCCCGTCATACCTGTATATTGTTATTATATCCCCTTTATTAACAGGAATTGAGTCTATTGGGGTTTCTACTAAGTCATCCGTAACCATTACCTTAGTCCCGTGTTGTATGTTGTGTGCTTCCATTTTAAAACACATTTAGCTTATAGGCTTAGTCGTTATCAATTACAAATTTAACATTAAACAATTCTACTACCACTCTGCTTTTCTTTACACCATTATAACTCATGCCGGTTCGTGTTGCATAATTGGGTATAGTTTCTAAGTTAAGCATGGCCCCAGATAGTTCAATTAATTGCACTAAAGATTTATTGTCAAGTTCATTTTGTTGAACTTTATCGTGAATAAATCTTAATAGCTTTTCTGTATTTGTTTGAATATCAATTTCTTTCATTGTGCAATTTATTGAACTGCGCTTATGCGATAGTTATGTTCAATTAAAAATTTAAAAAAAGAAAAAGCCACCGCACGCTTCAAATTTTTCAAATTTGTAAAAGGTTTAAAACAGCTTTGATTTTATTCCTATATATTCTAACACGTTTCTCATTCCAATTTTACCATCCATTAAAAATTTCCATTGCTTATTATGTGTAATTCTTAATCGGTCAATTCTCTTTTCAATTTGCTTTGGTTGCCCTATCAAACAAAACATACATCCAGTTCTTTTTTCGCCTTCAACTCTTACAATCGTAAGCTGTCCATCATCTTCCAAAAATTCAATATCCCTTTCGTAATATACATCAGCAAAGCGTATGTTTTTCAAATCAGCATAAGCCCAAATGTTTTCCTCTGTAAAAATTGAAAGCGGTCTGCTCATAGGTTTATCCCCAAAAGAATTACAACCTGTTTGCATATAAGAAATCCGCCTCATATCTCCCTCACTTGTTGTAGTAGCTGCCATTGGCTTACGTTTCGTTTCCTTTTCAAATCTATGAAATGGTTCTTTCTTAAAAATATCACAACACTTTCCGCTTACTTTAAAATCAGCGTCAATAAGTTTTCTCCAAATATTTGCTAGTTTAAAACTTTTGCTTTTTGTTCCATCCATCTTTATCCCTGTCAAATAAAGTGTTCTGCTATTTTTGTTGGTATCGGTAGGGTTTCTAATGTCCGTAATCATTCGGCTAACCTTTTTGCTTCCAATTAAAAACCCTATATTTTGCACTACATCAACCCAAAGCATTTTTGGTTTTAACCAAGTAACATTTTCAAATTTTTTAACGTGTGTCCTAATCTCTGGAAATTCCAAGCCCGTATCACAAAAAACTTTTGGCGGTGCAGGCTTATCTTTCACATAAAGTTTGTAAAAAAACAAATATTCTTTTTCAAGGTATTGCATCATTTCTCCTGCGTGTAATCTGTCAATTATATCAGCTAACACTTGGCTATCCTTACCGCCACTAAATGAAACATAAACACCTACATTGTGGTAAGTTTCTAAATAATCAAGATAGCGTTCTATTGCCCACTTTATTTTTTCTTCAAGTGGTAATGCTATTCTTCTATTTAATTCTTCTCTATCAATCAATAATTTTTTTGCCATCGCACGCCTTCCTTTTTTTTCTTTTTTTAAATTTTTAACTGCCCTACACACAAGCCAACGCACCAACATAACACAGGCTATAAGCAATTCTTTCCATCACACAGGCTACGCTCAACTGCTCATAGCCTCGTCCGTTAGCGGTAATGCTACGACACACGTTCAAAAATATGTCCGACAAATTCGCCACGTTGATATTGATAAGTTCCA